TGCGCCCACATCTGCAATGAAGACCGCTCTGCCCCGCATCGAGTTCCTCTACGCAGATGCGTAATTACTAACCATTAAAAACACGACAAACGACTATGACTATTAGTTTATTTGCAGAACTGGTTGGCAAGTACTTCTCCGCAGTAGTGGGCAAGATCACCGAACTCGTCAATGGCGAGAACGCTGAACCCACCATGCTGCACAAGACCATGCTGACCGAGGAATATTCGGCTGACCTCACTTGGGGCAGCACCGACCTCAACTCTTCCATCGTGGCCGCTGATGTGGTTGCTTTGGAGACATCCCTACCTCTCAAGAAGCGTGATGTCATCACCACCGCCGCTGGTCAGATTCCCAAGTTGGGCATGAAGTACGAGCGTGGCGAGAAGTTCATCTCGGACATCAACGTGATGCGCTCTAAGGGTGTTGCAGAGGCACAGGTAGCCGCAAAGGTGCTTGACGATGTTACCAAGTGTATCAAGGGCATGGATGTCCGCAAGGAGATCATGTTCGAACAGGCACTCTCTACTGGTGTAACGCTCATCAAGGACGGCACCATGTACGATGGCAACGACGGCACAGGCATCCGTGTTGACTACGGCTACCCCGCAGCCAACTCATTCAATGCCGCCACTACCTGGGGCAGCACTGGCTATGCTCCCATAACCGACATCCGCACAATGATTGATGCGGCTGACGCAAAGGGTGTGACCATCAGCCACCTGTGGATGTCCCGCACCGCCTTTGACGCTATCCGCACCAGTGACGAGGGAAAGCAGCTTGCCGCTACCTTTGCAGGTATTGTGGTAACGCAGACCAACCGTCTGCCCGTCCCCGGACGCGCTGCCTTCAACGATGCTATGGCCGATGAGTTCGGTGTTACCGTTCACGTTGTCAACGGCTCGTTCCGTGAGCAGTTGCCCAACGGCACTTTCAACACCGTGACCCCGTGGGAAGCCACTTCGGTAATCGGTACCACCAGCGAGAACGTAGGTCGCTTGGTCTATGGCACTCTTGCCGAGGAGACCAACCCCGTTGCCGATGTGCAGTACGAAAAGAGCGGCACCCATGTGCTGATCTCAAAGTTCAGCGAGACCGACCCCTTGGTCGAGTACACCGCTGCACAGGCTCTCTGCATCCCTGTCATTGACGGTGTAAGTTCCATCTTTAAACTCTCCACCGAGGCCGCTGTAACCCCCGGTGGTGAATAATCAGTAATCTACTATGACCATACACGAGGCACTTAGGAGCATCAATGCTTACCCGATCCCGACACGCACGTTGGGCGAGATATGCGAGCGCAGAGGTCTGTCGCTTGACGAGGAGGCATCCGTGGCATTGCTGACGGACGCATCATTCCAGTTGGCCAAGGCCGACGTGCTGCTGTGGCTGTCGTATGCTCCTAACGTCTCGCAAGGTGGACAGTCGTACAGTTTCAGTGATGACCAACGTGAGCAGATGAGAGGCCAAGCCTCTGGCCTGCTCAAAGACTACGGCGAGGATGAACAGACCGACAAGGTATATACCCGCTACGGTTACAAGGGCAACAGGCTATGATTATCGTCAATGGCACAATCGAGTACAAGGCCAAGGATGGTGGCGGCATAGACCCCACTACCGGCTATCCTATCACCGCCACAAGCGAGTGGTGCGACCCGATTCCGTGCCAGTATGTCCCGACTGAGGACAGGCAGGCGAGGTCGGCAGGTGAGGCCATGACGAGGCGGCACTTTGCCATCTTCCTTGAAGATTACCAGCGATGCACCATCTGCGCCAACGAGCAGATACGTCTGCGCAACGAGTGCGGATGCGTCATCGGGGAGTTTTCGGTTATCAGCGTGACACCGCTTCTTGCGGTTGATGAAACCCGCATCGACGTATGAGCGTAAAACTGCCGCAGGGTGCCGAGCAAGCCATTGCCGAGGAAATCGCCAAAGGCTTTGAAGGTTTCAACCAAGCCATCGTGGATCAGTTAAACCGCATCGGCACTGAGGCGGTGACAAGGGCAAGACGCACCGTTACCGAACACGGCATCCCTGCCGCTGGCTATGATGCCTACAAAGTAAGGACTGCTAACCTTGTGTCAAGCATCGGCTTTGCACTTGCCTACAATGGAAAGGTTATCAGCATGAGCGACTTTGAGGCCGTGCAGGGCGAGGACGGCACACCGGGAACTGAGGGCAGCGAGAAAGGCAAGGCTTATGCCAAGCAACTCGCCATGCAACACCCGCAAGGGTATGCGTTAATCCTCGTGGCAGGTATGCACTACGCATCCTACGTTCAGGAACTGCACAACCGTGACGTGCTTGTCAGCGGGCAACTCCTTGCCGAGTCATTACTGAGGAATATGCAACGAATCATTGACGAAGAAACCAAACGATGAACAAGACAGGTTATCAAGTCGCAGGCGACGTTTACCAGTTCGTGAGAGGCAGTGCTTTGGCCGAAGCGGTCAATGGTGGTGTCTATCATGCTGGCACCCGTCCCCGTGACAGCCACAAGGAGGATATTGTCATCGGCTTTGTGGCCGGTGCGCCTGCCGACCTTCAAGAGTTGGTTGTCAACGTCAACGTGTTCGTTCCCGATGTTGACCCGTGGAACAACGGAGTGCTGACCCCCAATGTGGCAAGGCTCACCGAACTGGAGGGCATTGCGGCAGAGTGGGCAAATTCACTCACCGTGGCCACCACGGGCGGCAATTACAAGGTATCACTATACGACAACATCCACACGAGCGAGGCGAGGGAGATGCACGAGCATTTCGTCAACGTCCCCCTGCGCCTTGAATATTGGTCGAATTATGAGTAACAATTTTAAAACTCAATAAACAAATTAACTATGGCAACTATTTCATGGGGTAAACCCCAAATCTTCATCGGGCCGACTACTGCAACTATCGCTACTTCAGCGTCAAGCGGCACAAATGATTGGTATCTGCTATCAACCCCTGTGGAGGACAGCACAAACCTGACTGGTACGCAGGGTGACAAGACCGAGGCCACCATCGAGGGCGGTGAGGCCGAGGCCACCAAATACAATGCCGCCACCTTTGAGTTGACGATGAACGTGCGCATGGCTCTTGACGGAACTACTTACCGCTACTTACCCAACCCTCTCTACGAGTCGGTTTCAAACAGCGGTGACCGTTCTGACGGCTACACTGCATCTTCCGTGTCCGTAGTGCTGATTCCCCAAGAACCTTCCGCTCCTGGCTTCTACTGCCCCGACTGCTCGGTCTCCATCATGGAGACCTACACCGCAGCCGATGGCGCAATGTGGGAAATCACCCTTGCCCCCAACGCATCGGGTACTACTAAAGCCGTTCAGTGGGGACAGCGTTATGCTGTCAAGTCATCAACGGTAGGCCAATCTGGAACTGCCGATGCTGGCATCTACAAGTACAAGATTGTTAAGGGTGTTAAGAGCGCATCTTAAAGCAGCCGTAACCATGTTTTTATTCACTTATACAAATCTTAAATCTTTATCTCAACAATGGCAGAAACAAATTTATTGATTCCTGACAATTCCAACGGCAACATTCCCGTTGGCGCGTTACCCTACCTCAATGGTAACAATGGCGGTTTCCTCGGCGGTAACGGCCTCGGTGCTGGTCTCGTGGGCTTCTTGATTGGTGCGCTCATCAACAACAACGGAAACGGGTTGTTCGGTGGTGGCAACAACAATCAGATGACTGACCTCATCATCCAAGCCGTGAACAACAACGGAGACCGCAGCGTTTCCGCCATCAACCAGCTGAGCACCATGCTCGGACAGGACTTCACGCATGTGTCGGGTGCCATTCAGACCATCAGCACTGGTATCAACCAGATTGCCAACAACCAAGGTCTCAACGCCATGCAGATCATCAATGCTCTTCAGGCCGGCAATGCCGACATCAAGAGCCAGCTCTGCCAGTGCTGCTGCAATATGCAGAGCACCGTTGAGCGTCAGACCAACCTGCTCCAGCAGTCGGGGAATCAGAACACGCAGGCCATCCTCGGCGAACTGCGAGCCATGCAGACCCAAGCCTTGCAGGACAAGCTGGATGCTGCCCGCAACGAGAACACCAAGCTCTCGGGCGAGTTGAGCCAGCAGCAGCAGAACGCGACCATCGCAGCCATGATCGCTAATGCTGTGAACCCGTTGGCCGTACAGTTGCAGGGCATCCGTGGCGAGGTGGATGCTATCAAGCGTTGTCAGCCCGCTACGATCACGCTGCCCAACAACAGCATGACCGCCGTGCCTACCATTTGGGCAAACGGCGTGGCTGACTACGTTGTTGATAAGATTGCATCCAGCCTCAACGGTGGTACTGCCACCACTCCTACAACCCCCGCTAACGCCTAATCGCTATGGATTTCAAAAGTCTGCAACCGGGTAATCCCGTCTATATCATCTACAAGAACGACACACCGCATTTGGTCGTTGCCGAAGTGGTGAGCCGCAACGAGCCTCACTACAACGTGAACAATCCCTCTGCCGTTATCGGCACCAACCTCAAGCAAGTTGTTGACATCACCGCCAAGAATGGCGAGGAGGTAATTCCTCTCGGCAACCTTGCGGCTGAT